ACGCGAAGCGGCGGGCGGAATACGTCTACAAGACGACGGCCGGTCACGATCCGACAGCACAATCAGCTGAGCGGGGCATCTTTTTTGATACCCATGCGCGGGCTGCCCATTGGTTGTGGGCGGTCGAGATTCTAGAACAAAGCCTGCCCGAAGAGAAGCAGCTCTTCCTGCGGCTCCGGCGCGATGCCGAGAAGCAGAAGGGCAACGGCTTCTCGCGCGGTCGGCACGGCTGGGTCATCCGTGTGCAACACCGGCTGGCCGAAGAGATGGAGACCCGGTACCCTGGCCGTTCGTTCTGGATGGGTGAGCGGACGCTCAAGGTCTGGTGGAAGGACATGATCTGCCGGACAGCCGAGATTGCCGCCCGCCTGCGAAAAAAATAAAAAGGGCAGCACGTTATTCCGCCATCCGCATGGTAAGATAATAAAAGACCAACCCATAGAAAGCCTCGCGAGCTGAGCAAGCCGCGGGGCTTTTTCCGTGGAAATCACTTGACAGGTAGGAACGAAGAAAGAAAACAGCGTGGATGAAAGCGTGAAACCCCTTGAAATACAAGGCAAAGGAGGTGCTGGCGATGAAGAAGAAACTTTACAAGTTTGTACCGCAGAGAGACAAGAATCGTTTTCTTAACTATCTGGTAGACTGCGGAACGATATCCAAGGCCGCTCAGGCCATGGGCATCTCGCGCCAGACACACTACCTCTGGCTGCACAGCGATTCCAATTACGCCATCGCCTTCAACCGTGCCCGCGCCATGGCCAACGACCTGCTTGAAGAAGAAGCCTACCGACGGGCCGTCGAGGGCTGCGAGCGCGGCATCTACTACAAAGGCGACAGGATCGCGACGCGCATCGAATACTCAGACACCCTGCTCGCGATGCTCTTGAAGGGAGCATTCCCCGACAAGTACAAGGACCGCGTCCAGCAGGAGACCGTAGGAGATGGTGGCGCAGAGCTCACATGGGAAGGAGATGATGACGATGATGACAGCGCAGAAGAAACGGATCACGATACCGTACCGGCCAGAGCCGCTCTGGAAGACGACCATCCATCCAGCACTTGAGAGCCATCGCTTCTCCGTCATCGTTGCCCATCGCCGTTTCGGCAAGACCGTCGGGACAGTCAACCACCTCATCAAGAAATGCGTCCAGAATCATCGGCGCTCGCCCATGTACGCCTACGTTGCGCCATTTCGCAACCAGGCCAAGCTCATTGCCTGGAACTACCTGAAGTACTACACACATGTCATCCCTGGCGTCCGCATCAACGAGTCGGATCTCTTCATCGAGCTTCCGAGCCGTTATCAGGGCGCACAGGGCGGCCGCATCTATATCATCGGTGCCGACCATCCGGACAACCTGCGCGGTACGTACTGGGATGGAGCCATCCTCGACGAGTACGCACAGATCAAGGCAGAGCTCTGGGACGAGGTTGTTCGTCCGTCGCTGGCCGACCGCAATGGCTGGTGTATCTTCATCGGCACACCGAAAGGTCAGAACCAGTTCTACGAGATCTACCAGAAGGCACAGCGCGAGCCGGACTGGTACTGCTGCATGTACCGTGCCGACGAGTCCGGCGTCTTTGCACCGGGCGGCCGATTGGGGCCGAAAGAACTTGAGGCAATGAAGCGAGACATGAGCGAAGAGGGAATCCGGCAGGAACTCTACTGTGACTTCACTGCCTCGGCCTTCAACATCCTCATCACCATCGACATGGTGATAGAAGCCTGCAAGAAAGTCTACCAGAAGGACGACATCCTCGGAGCACCGCGCATCCTCGGCGTCGACGTCGCACGCTTCGGCAACGACTCCTGCGCCATCACGCGTCGCCAGGGCCTTGTTGCCTACAGGCCCAAGGTATTCCGTGCCATCAGCAACATGGACTTTGCGGCAAGACTCATCCAGGAGATCAATGACTTCCAGCCGGACGCCGTCTTCGTCGACTCCGGCCGCGGCGAAGGCGTCATCGATCGCTGCCGGCAGCTCGGCTACGATGTGACCGAAGTATCCTTCGGCGGCAAAGCCCTGGAATCCGCGCACTACGTCAACAAGCGGGCAGAGATGTGGGACGCCATGCGCAAGTGGCTGCAGGCGGGCGGCTCGCTGCCTGACATGCCCGAACTCAAGACAGAACTCGTCACGCCAGAGTACAGCTTCGATGCGGCGAATCGCATGAAACTCGAACCCAAAGAGAAGATAAAGGAGCGGATCGGCAAGTCGCCGGACGTGGCCGACTCTCTGGCGTTGACGTTCTCTTATCCCGTCGTGCCAAAAGAAGCTATGCATGGCTCTGGTGCGACGTGCAATACAGACTACAACCCCTTTTGAGATGTGTCCGATTCGGACACCGAGTACTGGAAGGAGGTGAGCGCCATGTGTTCTGGTGGAGGCGGAGGCAGCTATACGCCGCCGAAAGTAGACCCGGCACCGACGACGGTCGTGCCGACGGATGAAGCGGCGACGACGGCTGCAATCAGCAAAGAGCAGAAACGCAAGAAAGGCCGCAGTGCAACGGTACTCTCGAGCGACCGCAATAGCTTGTTGTCGAGCCTCGGCAACAGCAACGGTGACAGCGGCGTCAGAAGAACGCTCGGATAAGGAGGAGCAGCATGGAACGAGACAAGCAGGGAGCGAGGCTCCCGCCGGGCGGCATCTCACTTGTCAAGATGTCGGATGTCGGCAGGCGGCTGAACATCTCGAAGCGGCGCATCCAGCAGCAGGTCAGTGCCATGCTGCAGAAGCGCACGGCGTATGAGACACGCTGGAAGGCCATCCGAGACTACCAGCTGCCGTACATCGGCTATTTCGACGACCGCGACGACGAGCAGACGATGGCCGACCGCAAGGACCGGCACATCTACAACAGCACGACGTGGCAGGCGAACCAGATCTTTGCCGCCGGTGTGATGAGCGGCCTGACACCGCCATCGCGAAAGTGGTTCCGGCTGAGCTTCTCGAACAAAGAGCTGGCCGATAACTCGGATATCGGCAAGCTGCTGGATCAGCGCATGGACATCATGAACGATGTTCTCGAGAAGTCGAACTTCTACACCGCTATCCATTCGTGCTACCTCGAGCTCGCATTTGGCCAGGCACCACTCGGCATCTTTCCGGACAGTCGCTATGGCGTCCACTTCACGGCCTATCCCGTCGGCAGCTATGCTTACGAGTGTGGGCCAGATGGCCTCGTCAACACCTTCGTGCATCGCATGAAGATGAGCGCCCAGCAGCTCGTCGACAAGTTCGGTCGCGAGAATGTCACGCAGGCCGTCCGCGACGAGACCGACAATGGCGCTGGCGTGCGGGCTGTGCATCGCGTCGTCTGGTTCGTCACACCGAACCGCCTGGCCGCGCCGGACAAGCTCGGCAGCATCTACATGCCGTACTTGTCGGCTTACTACCTCGAGGAGAGTGACGAGGACGAGTTCCTCTACCTCGGTGGCTTCGAGGAATGGCCGGTGCCGGTCGCCCGCTACATCATCACGGGCAATGATGCCTACGGCAAGGGCCCTGGGTGGTACGCTGAAGGCGATGCCAAGGCCCTGCAGCTCATGGAGAAGGACCTGCTGACCGCCGTCGAGCTCGGTGTCAAGCCGCCGATGCAGACGACTGCAGAGACCGTCGCCAAGGGTATCAACCTCGTGCCGGGCGGCAAGACGTATGTCCGACAGGATGGAGCCGTCAAGCCGCTCTTCCAGGTCCAAACCGATATCGGCGACCTGCGTGCGCAGATCACCCAGCTCGAAGACCGCATCAAAGAAGCGTACAATGCGAACCTCTTCATGATGCTCAACGAGATGGAAGACAAGACCATGACCGCACGGGAAGTCATCGAGCGCAACCAAGAGAAGATGACCGTCCTCGGGCCAGTCGTACAGCGCATGCAGTACGAATTCCTCTCGAAGATCATCGAGCGCGTCTACATGGTCCTCGACCGGGCCCAGGTATTTCCTCAGCCGGAAGACCCCGCAATGCAGGAAATGCTCGCCCAGCAGGACATTAAGATCGAGTACATCTCGCCGCTCGCACAGGCTCAAAAGGTGGCAGGACTCACGAACATCGAGCAGTTCTACGCATTCCTGATGAACCTTGCGCAGGCCAACCCGAACGTCATCGACAAGCTCAACTTCCCCGAGACAGTCAACCGCTACGCCGACATGCTCGGCACGCCGGTGGCCATCCTGCGCACGGACGACGAGTACGAGAAGATCCAGCAGGAGAAAGCCGAGAAGCAGGCCCAGATGGAACAACTGCAGCAGGCCAAGCAAGTGGCCGACATGGCAGCACCGGCAGCTCAGGCCGCAAAGAATGCCGCACAGGTAGCGCAGGACGGCAACCCCGCCCTGCAGCAGCTGATGGGTGCCGATACATTGGGCTATGGCCAGGGAGGATGACATGGATAAGCAAGAAAAAGAAGCGCGAATCATCGCGTACGCTCGTCAGGAGCAGGAGAAGCGCGACGTTGCCTCTCTCGACTACCTGATGGCAGACGAGCGGGGGAGATGGTTCTTGATGCGGCTCATGGACCGCTGCCACATCATGGACTCCCCCTTCCCCGACCACACGAACCGCATGCTCATCGCTGAAGGAGAGCGACGGGCGGCTCTGACCGTGCGGCAGAACATCATGCACATGGCAGATGGCTTAGCACAGTATCAGCAGGCCGAGCGGGAATACATGGACTTCCAGCAGCGCATGGAAGACCTCATGCAGACAACAGAAAGCGAGGATCATCATGAGAGACCTGTTTTTTAGGCTCCAGCGTTTTGGAGCACCTGCCGATGCCGCGGGAGATGGCGATACGCCAGCACAGGGCGGTACGCAGGACCAGCAGGATACAGGAGCGAGTGCATCACAGCCAGCCCAGACAACCATCTTGGGCAGTCAGCCACAGGCGAGCCAGGGCGGCGAGCAGGCACAGGGGCAAAGCAGCCAGGGCAACATGGAAACCAAGACTGGAGCAGAGCCGCCTGCCACCTACGACTTCTCGGGCGTCGTGCCAGAAGGCATGGAATACGACGCCGAGCGGGCGGGGCAATTCGGAGCCCTGGCACGCGAATGCGGCCTCTCACAGGAGCAGGCAAGCAAGCTGGCAAGCTACGGCATGCAGTACATGCAGGCTGGACAACAGGCAGTAGCAGATGGAATCCGCCAGACGATGGACGGCTGGGCACAGGAAGCACGTCAGCAGCTCGGCGGTCAGTTCGACGACGTCACCGCAAAGGCGGCCGTCGGACTCAATGCAGCCGAGCGCAAGATCCCCGGCCTGCGTCAGATGATGAACCTCACGGGCGCCGGTAACCGCGTCGAGATGATCCAGCTCATGGCCGAATTCGGGAAATTGGTTGGCGAAGACCCCGGGCATATGGGCGAGGGCGCACACGAGAAGACCCTGTATCCGAACACAGACTTCAGCAGATACTAATAGCACAGAAGGAGGAACTCATCATGGCATTATTGGGAACCCAGGCGCTCACACTGAGCGACCTGCAGAAGCGAGTGGACCCCGACGGCAATATCGCCTACATCATCGAGGCCCTGCTCAACGCAAATCCAATCATGGACGACATCGTCTGGAAGGAAGGCAACCTGCCGACGGGCAACCGCACGACAGTCCGCGCTTCCATGCCGACGCCGTCCATTCGCCGTATCAACGCCGGTGTTGCCCGCCACAAGAGCAGCACGCGCCAGGTACAGGATACCTGCATCATCCTCGAGGATCGCTCCTGCATCGATATCGAGGAACTGGCACTGGCACGCAACCGCGAAGCCTTCCGCCGCAGCGAGGATGCAGCCTTCGTCGGCGGCTTCACCGACGCTGTGGCCGCCAACATCTTCTACGGCAACACGGACGACACGCTCGACACCTTCAATGGCCTGACAGCTCGCTACGATACCATCGGTGGCGAGAAGAACGACGCAGGTTACCAGGTCCTCGCGGGCGGCACGGCAGGCACAAACACGAACACCTCGGCCTTCTTCGTCGGCTGGGGCACGTATGCGACGACCGGCATCTACCCGAAAGGCTCGCAGGCTGGCTTGCAGCAGCGCGATCTCGGCGAGCAGACCGTACAGGATGCCGACGGCAAAGAATACCAGGCCGTCACGACACTCTTCAGCTGGAAAGTCGGCATGGCCGTGCAGGACATCCGCGCCAATGCACTTGTCCGCAACATCGACGTCTCGAAGCTCGCCGGCTTGACAGCGGCTGACAGCAAGAAGCTCGTCAACCAGTTCATCTACGCGAAGAACCGCATCCGCAACCTGCAGGGCCGCGATAAGAAAGTCGTGCTCTACGCGTCGCCGGCACTCTTCGACTTCTTTGAGATCTACCTCAACGACAAGAACAACGCCTACATCACGCGCCAGGAGCTCATGGGAGGCATCCCGCAGCTCTACCTCTCCGGCATCCCCATCAAGAAGTGCGATGCGATCAGCGAGACGGAAGCGGCCGTCACGACGGCGTAAGAGAGGAGGACCATCATGATTCTGGATAAAGAGAATACCTTCTTCGACAAGAAAGCCTTGTCGGCTTCCGACCTGACGTCGGACATCGTGCAGGTAGGCCCGGGCGAATCGGGCTGTCCGCTCCACCTCGTGGCAGCCGTCACGAAGGACGCAGGGACCGGCACTCTGACCACCAAACTCGAGACATCCGCCACGTCGGACTTCAAGTCCCCGAAGACGTTGGCGACCTACACCGCTGTGCCACTCGCCGCCGACGTGCCGCGCGGCAACCTCGGCTACCTGCGCCTGACGGTCACATCGACCTACAGCAAAGGGACCTTGACCGCGGGCCTCGTGCTCGACGACGATATCGACTGGTAAGCAAGGGCCGGACCCCGCAGGGCCCGGCCTTTTGCATGAAGGAGGGGCGAACATGAACCGCATCGATATCTGCAACATGGCCCTGTCATTCCTGAACAGCGGCCGCATCAATTCACTTGATGACGCCAGCACAGCAGCGAAGCTGTGCAAGATTAACTATGACCATCTCCGGCAGCGGCTTTTGCGCATGTATCCCTGGGGCTTTGCCGAGAAGATGGCCAAGCTGGCACAGCTTGAAACGCAAGGTGTCGGCTATGCGTATGCCTATGCGTATCCAGGGGATTGCCTCCTGCTGCGGTTCGTCTTCGCCGAAGACCATGCAGCGGACTATGAAGAAGAGCGTCAGGACTTTCGCGTCTGCCACTTGGGAGAAGCCGGACAGGCCATTCTCACAGATGTTGCCATGGCTTATGCAGCATATACCGCAGACATCAGGCCGACGGGGACGTTCAGCGCAGAATTCATCGACGCCCTTGCCCACATCCTGGCCAGCGTGATCGCGATGCCGCTCACAGGCAATACGGAGCTGCAGAATATCAACCTGCAGCTTGCTCAGCAGGCAGTAGATCTCGCAAGATACCAGGACGTCAGTGAGCGGGAACGGCGTACGCGCTATCCGCATAAGTACAGTGATGCGAGGTTCGTATAGGAGGGATGAACGGTGGAACCATATTATGCCATACAGCCGGCGTTCACGGGCGGCGAACTCTCGGAAGACGTCTCGAATCGCGTAGACCTGGACAAATATCAGCTCGGGCTCAAGCAGGCGCAGAACGCCATCATCCGTCCATATGGATCCGTACACAAGAGACCGGGACTCATCTATTGCGGGAAAACAAAATATGTGGGCGATGGGAAGATTGTCCGGCTGCAGGAATTTGATTTTCTCACCGACCTTTCCTATCTGCTCGAATTCGGAGACAAGTACCTGCGGATCTGGCGGGACGGCATATATCTAGGCGTGGAGCTTGCCACACCGTTCGCGTCAGGTGACCTCTCACGATTGCGCTTCACGCAGTCCGTCGATGTCATGTACATCTGTTCAGGGATCTATCCCGTACAGAAGCTGTCACGTTATGCCGAAGATGATTGGGAACTCACGGAAGCAGAATGGGAAACGTCGCCTTTCTGTGATGTCAACAAGGACACCGCTTGTACCATACGGCCAAGCGGGAAGACCGGGACCGTCACGCTGACGGCCAGCAAGGGAATCTTTTCGTCAGATAACATAGGAGATACCATTAAGCTGGACCAGTACGTGGACGGGCGTTCCGTCGAGACGACAAACGGGACAAGTTCAGAGATCCTCGTAGGCAAGACCTGGAAAGTCATCACGCATGGGACCTGGACGGGGACGGTGCAAGTCCAGTACTGCGGAGAGAAGAATCATCTGCCGAACCAGGACTGGAAGACCCTGCGCACGTACACATCGTCAGATGATTACAACCCGTCAGAGTCTGGAGATGTCGAAGAGTATACCTACATGCGCATCCATGCATCCATTTCGTCGGGGACTTGTAAGGCCAATTTATCGTCTTATCCGTATACGCATACGGGCTATGTGAAAATTCGGAGCGTGAATAGCACGACGACGGCCGTAGGCACTGCGGACTGGCTGGGCAGCACGGATGCGACGGAAGACTGGTACTGGCCAGCCTGGAGCAAGACCAATGGGTATCCATACTGCGCGACGTTCTTCCAGGACCGTCTCGTCTTTGGCGGGAGTCCGGGAGAGCCGCAACGCGTCTGGATGAGCCGCTCGGGCGACTACGAAGATTTCAGCATTGATAAGGAGAGCGGCACGGTGACAGACGATAGCGCGGTAACAGCAGACCTGCTGAGCCGTAAGGCCTGCGCTATCAACCACATGGACGCCGGCAATGACCTGATTGTCTTTACAGAAGGCAACTCATGGACCATCTCGGGCAGCGAAACCGTCACACCATCCAGCATCACGCCACGTAACCAGGAGAACTACGGCGTTTCAGATATTGCGCCACTGCGAGTCGGCAATCGCGTCGTCTACATCCAGCGTCGCGGATCCGTAGTACGTGATACTGGCTACGACTATAACACGGATTCCTACGTCGGCACAGACCTCACGTTGCTCTCCAAAGACCTGATCAATGGTCAGACCATCGTTGACGATGCCTTTGCACAGGAGCCAGATTCCCTGCTCTACTTTGTCCGTGCTGATGGAGTCATGCTTGTCCTGACCTATGTCATGGATCAGAAAGTCTATGCCTGGTCACATCTGGTGACGGATGGGATATTTGAGAGCGTGGCGTCTGTCAACTGCGGTAACCGGGATGATGTTTATGTGGTGGTGCGTCGTACGATTGGCACGCAACAGGTGCGCTGCATTGAACGCTTCGACCGTGATCGCGTATCGGATAATCAGCAGGACTACATCATGCTGGACTCTGCGGTCATTTACGATTTGGACCAGGCAGCCAGCGTCATCACAGGACTCGAGAATCTCGAGGGCAAGACGGTACGCGTCCTGGCGGACCAGTATCTCTACGATCCCATGACGGTGCAGGGCGGCAAGATTACCTTGCCAGACGGTGTATCAGCCAAGCGGCTCGTGATAGGCCTGCCATACACGATGATCCTGGAACAGCCGAACTGGGACGTAGGCAATATGCAGAGTGGAACCGTGCAGGGACGGAATAAGACTGTGACGAAGGCTATCCTGCGCCTAAAGAACAGTTTCGGCGGTTGGATTGGCCCGGACGCAGATCACCTGCAGGAGATCATCTACGATCCGCAGCGCATGGAAACCGGTGAGAAGGTCTTGACCACCGGCGACCGGACAGTCACACTGCACGAGAAAGGCGTCAACACGGAAGGCAGGACTTATATCTGCCACGAAACGCCATATCCATTTACCTTGTCAGCAATCATAAGGGCGGTGACATTCCTTGGTTAAAGAAAATCACAAGACATACACCATCTGGAAACTCGAGTGGCCGGAGATCCTCGAGGGCGAAGAAACCTACGGCCTGGCACGGGATCTGGCGAAGAATCTGCGTGAGGTCGACCGGCGCGAGATTCTGACTTTCACCGATGACGTCGAGCAAGAAGTGCAGGAATCCATCGACTGGAGCTACGAGCTGCAGTACGCCACCACGAAGAGCGGCAACATCATCGCCGTCTGGGGCGTACAGCCGAAGCGCAACGACGAAGGCCTGCGGACGCACGCCCTGATCTGGTGTCTCGGGACGGATCTCATCAAGCGGTATGCTGTCTCGTTCGCCAAAGAGTCCAGGAGCATCCTGCAGGAGTGGGCCAAGCGATACGGCTCACTCTACAACATGGTGGGCGCATTCAACGACGACGCCATCCGCTGGCTCCAGTGGGTAGGCGCGTCATTTGATGCGTCCGCGAAGATTATCAAGAACGGGGAGACCTTCCTGCCGTTCGTCATCCATCCAGAACGATCCGAAGAGAAGGGAGGAGATTGAGATGTGCAGCGTCATTGCAGGGCTGACTGCCCTGGGAGGTATCTTCCAGTACCGCCAGCAACAGCAGCAAGCCAACGCACAGGCCGCCATGTATCGGGCGCAAGCCGATGCGGCCGAGCAGAATGCCAGGATTGAGAACCGCAAGCAGGAGCAGATCGCCGACAACTACGCCGCGCAGGCCGACAAGCTGCGCTCGCGCCGCCGCCTGATTGAGGGCAGCCAGCGGGCACAGACCGGTGCGGCCGGCCTGAACTTCGGCGGCTCGGCCATGGATATCCTCTTGTCGAGCAACGATGCCTACCTGCAGGATCAGATGACGTTGCTCTCCAACCAGCGCAACGACAACTATAGCTCGCGCGTGGCAGAGAGCAACTACGAGGCGCAGGCGGCCAATGACAGGACCGCGGCGAGCAACATCAAGCGGGCGGCAAAGTGGCAGGGCCTCTCGACCATCCTCGGCACAGCGGCCAGCGTCTACGGCGTCGCACAGCCATGGAAGGATACCGGAGCCACTGCCTCGAGCAGCACGGGCGGTGCGTACCAGTACTACAACGAGAAGACCACGGCGGACACGTGGGCCAAAGCCAACCGGCAGTTCCCGACCGTCTCGGGCACGGGCTACCTGACGTATGGCAAGCCCGTCCTGTCCTACGGCAAGAGCACGGGCTGGGATATCCGGCCGGATTACTACAGCCGGAACGGCAAAGTGAACTTCCCGTTCCGCTTTTGAGTGAGGAGGAAACGACATGAAATTCAGCAGCTACCAGCCCGTCGTCAATCCGAACACCATCAACCCGCCGACCGTACAGGCTCCGAGAGACCTGGAAGTGTACGGCACAGGCGGCAAGGAATGGAACGCGCTCGCTGGAGCCGTCGGCCAGGCCACGAAGGTGCTCGCCCAGAAGCAGGACGATGAAGATGCAGCCGACGTCATGGACGCGAGGAATCGCATCATGACCTCGCTGAATGAGCAGCTCTACGGCGAGCAGGGGCTCATGACGCTTGGCGTGGGCAAGAATGCCAAGGGACTGACGGACCGCGTCACGCAGGCCATCCAGGACACTTCAGCGGAGATTGCCAAGGACTACAACCCGCGCGTCCGCTATGCCCTGAAGTCCACGCTGAACGACAACATGCTCAACTACCAGCGCATCGCCACCGGCCAGGAGAACCGGGAGCGGGAGAGCACCGAGCAGGCGGACTATCAGGCGGCCCTCAACATCAACACGCAGAACGCTGGCATGACATGGGACGTCACGAACGCCCTGACGAACTACGAGAACGACACGCGCCGCATCATCCTGGCCTACGGCGCGAAGCGCGGCTGGACCGGCGAGCAGATGCAGTCCGAGCTGATGGGGGCCATCACGAAGCAGGTCGCGTCGGCCGTGACGGCAGCCATCACCGCAGGAAACTATGACCGGGCCGCGCAGATCCTGCAGGTGAACCGCGGCAAGATGGACCAGAACGTCTACAACCAGCTCTACGGCTCCGTCAAGCAGAAGCAGGATGTGGCTAAAACCTACACGACGGCAGATGATATCGTCAACCAGTGCTGGGACCCGAAGACAGGGCGGTTCGATTGGAACAAGGCCAATGAGCTCATCAAGCAGAACTCCTACAGGAACGTAGGGGGGCAGGGGATAACCGGAGCTTCTGGAAAGGAAGCTTTCTTCGCATCAGTGGAACAGCAAGAGGACCCAAATGGAGATCCGAACGCGGTCTCATCAGAAGGTGCCGTTGGTATCTATCAGATTATGCCGGGCAACTGGCCGGCATGGTCGAAGGAAGCCGGGTACGAGGGTGCCGACCCGAACGACGAAGCGGCGCAGCGTGCAGTCGGACGATTCAAGCTGGGCCAGTATTACGACAAGTATGGACCAGAAGGGGCACTGGTTACCTGGTATGCTGGTGAGCAGAACGGACAGCGCTGGGTGACTGGCGAACCGGATGCCATTGACGAGAACGGCAACCACTATGCTTGGGATAAGCAACTGAGCAATGGCCCATCCATCAAGGAATACGTCAACAGCGTTATGAGCAGGATTCCGAAGGGGGCTGGCGGACAGAATGCGGGCGGTGGCAGTGGTGGTATTGATATCTCCAAGAAAGTCTACTACACAGTCAAGCCTGGCAAGGAAGTCGAAGTCACGAATCTTGGACATTCGACATGGGCAAAGCTCAACGCCTTGGCTGCCCTCTATGAGCAGGCTTTTGGTCAGCAGGATGATTATGAGCCGTTCTATGTCACGGCGGGCGGTACAACCAAAGGACACAATCCGGGTAGCAAGCACTACGAGAACCGTGCCTTCGACATCGCGATGGACAGCCTGGCCCGTCATCCAGAACGCCTGCAGTGGCTACAGGAACATGCAGCTGACGTCGGCCTGAAACCGTTGAATGAATATGCGGGCTATGGCAACGAGCAGTGGGCGGATGGCGACAACTTTCACTTCAGCGATGACGGCGGAGATTTTGACGAGAACGCTTATATGGGCGGAGGCAGTGGTGCGGCGGTATCAGGAGGGACGATGTATGACCCGACCATGGAGAAGAGCCTGCGAAGCGCAGTAGAAGCCGGGTTGCAGGATCGCATGAATGCGTATAACCAGAACAAGCAAAACTATTTCGATGATGTAGAGCATGCAGTTGATACAGCGGGCTCGTTCTCAGCTGCCAAAGCACTTGTCGAAGGAGACACGACACTCGACCTGCAGCAGAAGAACACGCTGATTGGCATGGCTGCGTCGAAGTTTGGCGTCAACCGGAATACGGGCTTACCGGCAAGTGGAGCTGGAGGTGTTACTGCATCCAAAATCGAGACAGCCTACAACACATTGGAGAACATGAACATCAATCTGCAGAATGGCAATGCCATTGAGACGGCTTCGTTTACTGCAGCAAGGCGGGCCGGAAACCTGCTGGATGACAATGGCGTCCTGACAGATGAACAGTCGAGTGAATTGCGGGCGGCCTACCAGAGCCAGGACTTTATGTCGTCGCTTACGGATGATATCGAGACGAATGGCATGGGCGGTGCATACAATCACTTGATTCAGAATGGCATGGACCCGCTCGTGGCGACGATCATCATCACGAAGAGCGACACGCACTACCTGCAGAAAGACTATCAGGGCGATCAGGAAGAGCCGGAGGAGGGCTGAAGATGGCGTTTGATTTGGAAGGCTACCAGAACATGGTGGCTCAGAAGAAAGAGAAGAAAGAACAGGCGGAGGCAGAGGCACAGGCCGAAGCCGCCAAGATGGCGAATGGGCCCTCTCTGCTCGACCGCATTGGTGATCTGGCATCAGGTGCCGTAGAGACGGTCAAGGACGTAGCAGATGCTGCTTGGACGATGGAGAAGAATGCGCAGGATGTCAAGACGCGTGGGCAGCAGTTGGAGATGGCCTACACCGATGCATCCATCCAGCAGTCCGAAGCGAGTGGAAATTATCAAGCACAAGAGAATGCGTATAAAAACTTCCAGCAGGCAGGAGCTGCGACAGAAGGAACCGTTGAGAATGTACTGCGGTCCCCGTTCCGTCAGGCATCTCGTAGCTTGATCGAGAACTATGCCGACCGCACGGATGATTCCATCTTGGGCGATGCGGCAAAGGCACTACAACGCACGGATGCAAACCTCGAGTATTTCATGACGGATGAGGAGAAGCTGACCAAGGCTCGCCAGATTGAAGCGAGTACCGGTATTCCTGCTGACTCCTTCTTGCAGGACAATACGGCCTACAAGAAGGCACTTGATGTCTACCACTACAAACAGAAAATCGATGCGGCAGGTGGCGATATCAATGTTGTCTGGCAGGAATTTCCGGAGCTGCAGGGCGTGGCCGATATGGATAAAGAAGGCGCAGCGATTGCCCTGCACAACCTCGATGCCGTCCGCTCGACGCATGGCATCATTGACACCTTCCAGAAGATGCTGGAGCGCGGCAATGTCAAGCTCGAGTACGACAACCTGCAGTATAAGATCATGATGGGCGCGGCAGACGATAACGACCGACAGAGGGCGGAGGATCTCAAGAAGCAGCTCGAGGAGGATCGTCGTACTGCGCCGTCGTTCCTCGAGGACCCGATTGCGGCCATTGTGGGCGGCGTGGCAGAATCCGCGCCAGAGATGTGGCAGTCAACGTCGGAGTCTTTGCGAGAAGCAACGGCAATGGCCGTGATTGCAGCAGCAGCCAGCGCGGCAGCGGGCTCCGTGGCCACGCCGATTGGTGCCGCAGTGGGCGGCACAGTTGGCGCGGCGGGCGGCTTCGTCTATGGCTTGGGGCGCGGCTTCCTCGCACAAGTCGCAAGGCGCGAACTCATTGCGGCGGCAGCTGGTACAGGCCTGCGGCTCGGTGCTTTTACGGGCATGGCACGTCCTGAGATTGGCTCGCGCTTTGCCGAGTACAAGGAACTCAAGGACGAGAATGGCAACCCGCTCTTAACGGAGAACCAAGCAGCTGGCTGGGCCATGCTAGGCGGCTCGCTCAATGCGGGTATCGAGCTGGCGAACTTTGGCGTCGTGACGCGAGCACTGGCCGGTGCACCGCATGCGCGGAAGGTCTTCGGCGACATCATCGAGCAGACAGGCTCAAGGATGCTGACGCGCGAGAAGATCCTGAATACCCTCAAAGACCGAACGGGCGATGTCCTCAAAATCACGGTATCCGAGGCGGGTGAGGAAGGCCTGCAGTCTATCTCGGACGACATGGTCCACAACGGCATGGAGTGGAGTACCGGCGACACAAGCAACAAGATTTACGGCCCGGGCGAAATCCTGGAGCGGGCAGGCAAGAGCACCCTGCAGGCCATCCCTGGCTCGCTGGGCTTCGGCCTGCTCGGCGCGGTGGGCGGCACCGTATCGTCGGGCTTCCGGCAGACGGCAGCCATGCGCCACCTGGCAAAGTTCGAGGCAATGTATGGCGAGAATGCCCGCAAGACCTACACCGGCACCGTCATGCTCGAGCAGCTGCAGCAGGCTATCGATAAGGGCAACCTCAAGGAAAAGGCTCCAGATGTCCAGAAGAAGATCCTGCGCGAGCAGCTCAAGAATACGGACTATCCCGAGGTCTATATCGACACGGAGATGGCCATGCAGCAGGAAGGCGGCCTCGAGAACCTCAAGGACGTAGCCAAGACGGCAGGCATCTCGAACGACGCTTTGCAGACGGCCATCGAGGAGAAGGGGAGTATCCTCGTGCCGACCGAGCAATTCCTGCAGGCTGGTACGAGTCCGGAGTTCTTGCAGAACGTCTCCTTCTCACCGGAGGCCGACAGCATGGCCCGCATGCAGCATGACGCCAAGACTATCCTCGAGGACATGCAGAAGCGGCAGCAACAGTCCATCGACAAGCAGGTCGAGCTCATCAACAACGTGCTCGACCAGTACTTCCCCCTGCATGAGAAGAGCCCCGCAGAAGACCAGGCCATGCGCGACATGGCTACCGTGGTCATCTATAAAGACCCCGCCAATCCGACAAGAGGTTGGTCAGCCGCCATGAAAGAGCGCCAGGCCCGCCTGCAGGAGATCATCGGCCCTGTACTGGAACGTCTGCGTGATGGCATGGGCAAGGGCGGCCAGCTCATGGAAGTCGAGGACGAGCAGGGCAACAAGAAGACACAGCGCTTCACCGAGAACGACGAGTGGTACAGGGCCTTCTACAAGGCGTTCAAACGCCAGCCGACCGAAAAAGAACTCGAGGACATGGCCGTGGCCGTCGTGACCGGAGACCCATCCGCGCCAAAACTCGAGGGATGGATCCCGACGACCGAGGAAGAACACCAGGCCATGGCAGCAATCAAGCCCGAAATTGACGAGCTGCGCAAGGACATCGAACACCTTGAGGCCATCAAGGGAAAAATGAAGTTCTTGACTGGTGCTGAGATGGAGATAACGCAGGGTCTCACCAAAGAAGGCTTCCAGGTCTATCACATCATCCGTGACCAGCTTACGAACGTCGACATCGACGGAGGCCGTACAGCCCGCGCTGCCCGCCTCGACGCCATCCTCTTTGCCCGCCATGCCGACATCGTGGCCGACATCATCAGCAAGAAGACCGGCAAAAAATATACCGCCCTCGACTACATGCGAGAGCGGTATGGGTTGAATACGACGGGGAAAAACGTAGGAGATCTGGCACAGTCTATGAGTGATACGGCTCTTGTCAGATTGCAACAGGATCAGAAGGCCTGGAATAATCTCATAGATGAATATGAGAAGTCAGATAAAAATGTCTGGAAAAAGTACAACAACGGTAAACTGTATGACTTAATGAAGATTCCGTTGGTGCTACAGCTGCTTCACGTGCCCTATGATGATATTAAAGTATACGGGAGCTTTTTCCAGCATAGCCTGCGCGCCAGCCACCCCGGTATGACTACGAATCTCTTGCGGCAGCTTCCTGCGAGCATAGCTGACCCTGTTATGGTCTTGCGTGGGAACAAACCAGATTCCTATGTGTTCGTATTGGAACTGAAAACGGATAAGGGCGCATCCGTCGTGGCTCCGGTGGAAATCAATAAACTAGATGAACGCAGGGGAATCGTCATCAATGTGCTGAATAGTGCATTTGCAAAGGAAAAAGCCAATGGTGAACCTAGCTATGGTTGGCTGAAAAATGCGATAGAAAGTAAAAATATCTTGTACTTGAATAAAAGAAAAAGCATCGCCACAGCTGGGGCCTACTGGAACCAATCACCAGCGGATGCCCAACTTAGCAATGCTTTATCTAAGTTCATTATATCGAATAGCTCAGATGGCGTCAAGACTGAAGAAGATCTTGAAAAATTAAAAAAAGCGAATCCGGGGCTTTATCAGATGGAGGGGCAAAAATTATCAGCCCAGCCAGTAACCAACCAGACTCGCAGCAGGGAGTCGCATGGCAGTATCACACCGATGGCGAATGGGCAACGCATCATCTCGCTTTTTGAGAGTGCAAATGAATCCACTTTCCTACATGAGATGGGGCACATGTTCCTGATGGACCTCGAGGACCTGGCCAAGATTGATGATGTTTCCAGAAAGGAACTTCATATCGTGCAGGAGTGGGCTTCCTGGCATCCTGATGACTATAAGCTGTATAAGGATTCGAGGTTCGAAAAGGAGTTTTATGACCGGGAAATGGCCATCATTGCCGCAGAGCAGCAGGGGAACACGGAACAGGCAGAGTTTTTGAAATTTGTCTGGCAGCAGGAGCGCTTCGCCCGTGCCTTCGAGATGTACCTGCACGATGGCCATGCGCCAGCGAAAGGCCTGCGGGCGGTGTTCCGCAAGTTCCGTTCCTTCCTGATCAGCATCTACAGTGCCATCATTGGGGATGACGTGAAGCCAAGCCTGCCGGTGCGCCGCATCATGGACCGCATGATTGCCACCGAAGAAGAGATTGACGAGATGGCGCTCGACGACCGTTACCGTGATGTCACGAAAGCGGGCGGCGAGAAACTGCTGGATGAGTCGGAAGAAGATGTCTACAAGCGCTGGAAAAAAGATGCTGAAGACGAGGCCAAGGAACACTTGACGAAGCGCCTCATGGCAGACCTGACGAAAGAGAAGGAAGACGAGTTCCAGCACCGGATGGACAAGGAGCGGGAGACTTTCCGGAAGGCTCTGCAGAATGAAGACGTGTATCTGGCTGAGCAGGCCATCAAAGCAAGCGGTGGAGATGAGAATATCGTCCTGAACTGGTTCCCGAGCGTCGAGGCGTATCGAGAAGCGCGGGAGGCAGCGCCGCCACTGGAGACGATGCTGAAGGAGCACATGGATGCCTACGCACAAGAGCTGGACCGGGAGCTGACCGAGAGCCATCTTTCCGAGGAAGCCGTGGCCAAGGCCATGGACTCCAGCAAGTATCGGGCGAAACTGGAATCTCTGACAGCCACCTGCTTCGCCAAGAAGAAAGGCCTGCTCAAGAAGATTACGCGCAAGACCGAGCAGGCCATGCGGTCGGTCGAAGAGAAGATCATGGGACTGCCGGATGATATCGACCTGAAGATGGAAAAAGACAGCGACCTGGTTAAGGCGCTCATGAAGGCCATCAACCGGCTGCGCTTCTCGACCAGGTGGTCGAGCAAGGATTATGAGACCATCCAGCAGATGATTGATGCTGCCACGAAAGAAGAAGCCAAGAAGGCCATGGACGATGTCAAGCAGAAGATGAAAGACGACAAGGCCAACGAGGATGCCGTGTTCAGGGCTAACGAGGGCAAGATGCGCGTGTTCCGGAATCTGGCCAGGAAGACCATCCAGGCCAAGCCACTGCATGAAGCCTGCAGCCCGGGTTACTATACACATGAAGCGAAGAAGTGGGCCAAGGTTGTGGAGCAGTCCATCCGCAGCAAGAACTGGGACAGCGCCATGATGGCACAGGAGAAGAAGGCCTTTTACATGGCCATGGCCGATGAGTCCAGGAAGATGAAGGACCATGTCAACGGCCTCTTGGCCCGCGTCAAGAAGATGCTGCAGGCCAAGTCCGTGAAGCTGCCGCGCAACGAGCGCTATTGGCTGCGGCACATAGCCTATCTGCTGCGCCTGACGAAGACGGATGCCAAACTGGACGAAGGCGAGGAAATACCGAAGCTCGATGAGATGTTCAGGGGGCTCGAAGACAGTCTGGACATCCAGTTCACCCCGAGTGAGATTTTTGAGATCGAGAGTAAGGGGGAAGACTTCCGCGGCTACAAGGACCTCAATGCGGATCAGTTCGAAGAATGCGTCGAGGCCATGACCATCCTCTACACGACGGGCCGCGACAAATTCAAGATGAAGACCATCGGCGGCCAGACCATCGAGGCAATCGTGCAGGAGATCGTCAGCGATAAGGATGCAGATGCCTATCGGATCTGCGTCAATCGTCACCGCGTGCAGGAAGACACGGGCGGCATGGGCTGGAACGATGCCCTGGCCAAGATACCGGGGGCCGGAGAGGGCCTGGCCCGCTATGGCCAGAAAGGCCTGGCCGCCATCATCAAGCCGGAAGAACTCCTGAACGCGCTGGGCAAGAAGGCTCACCGGTATATCTACGGGATCTACGAGCGGGCAGCTGAGAAGGAGAGCCGCATGGTCAAACAGGAATTGACCGACCTGCAGAAAATCCTGTCCGGCTATTCCCATGCGGAGCGCCGTCACTGGAAGGATGCGAAGTACACGCTGACGACCGCGGACGGCAAAGAGCTCTTGTCGAAAGAGAACATCCTCTGCATGGCGCTGAACCTCGGCAGTGAGACGAACCGCCAGCGCCTGGCGGGCGGCTTGGGGATGGCTGAGAAAGACATCCTCAAGTTCGTGGAAGAGCACATGACCGCCAAGGATTGGCAGCTCGTGCAGGACATCTGGGACCACATCAATACCTACTGGGATGACACCGTGAAGGTCGAAGAGGAACTTAACGGCGTCCACCTTAAGAAGGTCGAGGCGGTCCCCTTCACCGTGACTGTAGACGAGAAGGGCAAGAAGAAGGAGCTGGAGATGAAGGGCGGCTATTATCCAGTCGTGTACAATCCGAAGAAGTCCAGCGCTGCAGAGGACCAGAATGCCAATGAGATTGCCAAGCAGAGCATGGCGGGCGCGATGGTGCTCGGCACAGGACGAGGCTTCACCAAATCCCGTTCGGAGTACAAGATCGAACGGCCGCTCCTGCTTGAGTTCCGCGTCATTCCGGAGCATACCCAGGCCGTCATCCATAACATCGCCTTCCGCCTGGCGGCCCGCGATGTCTATCGATTGGTCAATGATAAGACTTTCGAGAATCATGTCGTCAACACATTGGGCCGTGAGTACCATACCATCCTGAAGGAGTGGACGACAGATGTCTGGCAGATCGTGCAGGACAACAACAATCAGGCGGCTAATATGCTGGATACCGGATTAAACTGGCTGCGCAGCAACTCGGTCATGGCCATCATGGGCTACCGCATCTGGCCGGTTGTCGAGAACATCTCGAACATTGCGCCAGTCATGGAGAAGCTGGGCCCGTACCACACGGGACAAGCTATCAAGTCCTTCTATGGTGCAATGCTCCTTAAGAATTGGGAAGAATCAACAGAACTCTTGAAGCGGTCTGCCTTTATGCAGGACCGAATCAATTCCCTGGACCGCGACATCCGCAGTCAGCCGGGTCTCTTTGATGCCGACCATCGTGCTTTTGAATTGGTCCGCAACCATGCCTACGACTTGATGCTCTACTCTGACCTGGCACTTTCTGCACCGCTCTGGGTGCAGTCGTACCGCGATGCCTACAGCGGTAACCTTGCGGCCATCCGCAAGGAGAACGCCGAGAACCAGCAGAGCGTCCTGGCTGCCCAGAAGCAGGTCGAGCAGCTGAAGGCCGACATCATCAACCATTCCCAGAAAATCAGCGATATCCGCATGGATATGGATCGCCGCCACAGCGCAGACGAGCAGGAACGTGCGCAAGCACAGCAGTCGCCGTTTGCCGTGCACAGCGATGCCACGATGGAGCAGATGACGAAGGAAGAAGCGGCCAAGATTAAGGAAATCAAGAAGGAACTCTTCAAGGCCGAGCAGGATCTGCACGACGCGATGGCGCTGCCCATCTACACGGATACCGAGATGCTGCAGGAAGCAGAGCGCCGGTCCGTCATGGATGCTGACAAGGCCGTTCGTGACACGTTTGGCAGCGGTCGGACGATGGATCAGTCGTCTCTGCAGCGCAACAAGAACGCCTTCCTGAAGCTCGCGACGACGTTCTATAGCTTCTTCAACACGCAGTTCAACGCCATCTGGGCGAACTACCGTCATGCGCGGTTCGGCGCAGAGCCGCGCTTCATCAAGCGCTGGGCACCATTTGCCAAGTCGGCCATTTATCGTCTGATCATCATGACGCTGATCGGGAGCGCGATGAAGTTCGCACTGGGCCTCGACGGCAGTGACGACAAGGACAAGTACCGGAC